GAGCTCCACGCTGACAACAAGCCTACTTACGAAACCCAAGAGGTACGAATATCTCTTTTCGCAAAGCAAAACTACATGAAACTCAAATATCAAATACTCCACAGCTTAATTGCTTTGGATTTTTATATTACAGATAAAAGGTATATCGGATTTGAAACCGAAACCGAATACCACCACTACGCCATTGATGTGGCTAAATTTTATGAAATGGAGGAATAAAACATATGGCAACAATCGGTCTTGACAAACTTTTCTATGCAAAAATCACCGAGGACACAAACGGAGAGGAAACATACGGCACTCCGATTCAGCTTGCAAAAGCTATCTCTGCCGACCTTTCAGTTGAGCTCGCAGAAGCAATCCTCTACGCAGATGACGGTGCATCTGAAACAGTAAAAGAGTTTAAGAGTGGCACTCTTTCTCTCGGCATTGATGACATCGGTTCAAGTGTCGCTGCAGACCTTACCGGTGTAACCGTTGACAAGAACAATGTCGTTATTTCTACAACCGAGGATGGCGGTTCCCCTGTGGCAGTTGGCTTTAGAGCAAAGAAGTCCAACGGCAAGTATAAATACTATTGGCTGTACAGAGTACAGTTCGGTATTCCTTCTACTGCTCTCGCTACAAAAGGTGATTCTATTACCTTTAACACACCTACTATTGAGGGAACGGTAATGAGAAGAAATAAGGTAGATACAAGCGGTAAGCACCCTTGGAAGGCAGAAGCTACTGAAGGTGATACCGGTGTTTCCACTACCGTCATCAACGACTGGTATAAGAAAGTTTATGAGCCTGTATATTCAGGCACTACATCAGGTTCTTAAGGAGGCAACACACAATGAGTAATGACAGAGCTACTGTAATTACAATCGGTGGTCAGGAGTACGAACTTCTGTTAACCACAAAAGCTACAAAAGAAATCGCCGGTAGATATGGCGGTCTCGAAAATCTCGGTGAAAAGCTGATGAACTCAAAAAACTTCGAGATGGCTCTTAACGAGATTATTTGGCTTATCACCGTACTTGCAAATCAGTCAATTATGATTCATAACATCAAAAATCGAGAGGATATCAAACCTCTGCTCACAGAAGATGAAGTGGAGCTGTTAACAGCACCTTACGAACTCGCAGAGTACAAAAACGCTATCACCGAAGCTCTGCATCGTGGCACACAGCGAAATATCGTGAGTGAGGTAGACCCAAAAAACGAGGCAGTCGAGTAAGTGACGAAGAGTTGTTTACTCGACTTCTTTATTATGGCATAGCCCACCTTCATTTAACTATGGATGAGGTGTGGCTTATGCCTTTTGGTTTACTCCTAGATTTATGGGAATGTCATAAACAATTCAACCGTATGGCCAAGCCTAAACAAGAAGTGTTTATCGATGACATTATCCCTGATGGCATTTAAGGAGGTGGACACATGGCTGATAATTTTGGTCTGAAAATCGGACTTGAAGGCGAGAAGGAGTTTAAGAAATCCATCGCTGAAATCAATCAAACCTTTAAGGTACTAGGTTCCGAAATGAAGGTTGTGTCCTCTGAATTTGATAAAAACGATAAATCTGTCGGTGCCTTAACTGCTAGGAATGAAGCTCTCAACAAGCAGATTCAGGCACAGAAGGAAAAGGTCGAAGTATTAAAATCCGCCTTGGAAAACGCCGCATCTTCGTTTGGTGAAAACGACAGACGAACACAGCAATGGCAGATACAGCTTAACAATGCTCAAGCAGCGTTAAACAAGATGGAGCGAGAAGTAAAAAACAATAACGATGCTATTGATAAAGCCTCTGAAGAATATGACGATGCAAGAAGAAGCGTTGACAAATTCGGAAATGAGGTCGAAGAATCAGCAAAGCAAACGGACTCCGCTAGTGAAAAATTCAAGAAGGTCGGCGGTGTGCTTAAAGGTGTAGGTGCAGCAATAGGAGCATCTGTCGCTGCTATCGGCACCGCTGCAGTAGCCACAGGTAAAAAGCTGTGGGATATGGCAAACGACACATCGCTTGCAGGTGACGAGGTCGATAAAGTTTCACAGCGACTCGGTTTGAGTAGCACAGCCTATCAGGAATGGGACTATGTTTTAGGACAATCAGGTGTTGAAATCACCTCAATGACAACCGGTCTTAAAACACTCACAAATCAGCTTGATGATGCTAAAAACGGAAGTGACTCCGCAGTAGCGAGATTTGAAAAGCTCGGTCTTTCTATGAGCGACTTAAGCACTATGTCCCGTGAAGAGGTTTTCGATGCCGTCATCAAGGGTATGCAAGGTATGGAAGACTCAACGGAACGAGCTGCACTCGCTAACGACCTCTTCGGCAAAAGTGGACAGAACCTTACACCTCTGTTCAACCAGTCCGCAGAAGCCACACAGCAATTAAAAGATGCTGCAAATGAACTCGGTTTTGTTATGTCGGAAGACGCAGTAAAAGCATCTGCCGGCTTTAGAGATTCGCTCGACACCTTAAGTCGTACTTTCACCGGTGTTAAGAATAACCTTGTTGGCGAGCTTTTACCGGGGTTTTCTCAAATAATGTATGGTCTTTCCGATATGCTCGTGGGTGGCAAAGATGCAAAGGATAAAATCCAAAAAGGTACACAAGAACTTGTAGACTCTTTGCAGGGTATATTTCCAAGAGTTGTTGATATATTGATGACTCTTATCGGTGCTGTAGCTGAAATAGCTCCGCTGATAATCGATTCTTTAATACAAGGTGTAGTTGGTAACTTACCGAGCATAGTTTCTGCTGCAAGCTCGATAATTGTTACTTTCCTAGAAAGTCTTATATCAGCCTTGCCTCAAATTGCAGACGGTGCTTTACAGCTTGTGTTACAGTTGGTGTCCTCAATTCTAGAAAATTTACCATTGCTTGTAGATACAGCAATGCAGGTCGTTTCAACTTTACTATCCGGCATAGCCTCGGCTTTACCAACGCTTATTCCCACTATTATTGAGGCTTTGCTAGGCGTGGTTGATGCGATATTAAACAACCTAGGATTGCTCATAGATGCCGGTGTACAGATAATCCTTGGTCTCATACAAGGTATTCTCGATGCTATCCCAATGCTAATACAAAAAATTCCAGAGCTTATCTCAACGATAGTGAATGCGATAATAACAGCTTTGCCGATTTTGATAGATGGAGTTGTATCCCTGATAAATATGCTTTGTCAGGCACTTCCCGATATCATCACCGCCATAGTTGAAATGTTACCCACACTCATCGAAACTATAATCGCAGCCGTTATAGAATTACTGCCTGTGATTCTCGAAGGAATTTTAGCCTTGGTTACCGGTATTGTGGAAGCTCTACCGTCTCTTATAGAAACCATTGTGGAACTGCTACCTGAACTCATAAATACAATCGTTACTGCAGTTGTCGAGCAACTTCCTGTACTTATTCAGGCTCTTGTTGATTTCCTACCGCAGTTAATCCAAGGTCTTATTCAGATAGTCCTAGGCATTGTTTCTGCACTTCCGCAAATTATACAAGGCTTGCTTACCGCCCTGCCAACAGTAATTTCGTCTTTGCTAACTACACTCTTAAGTTTGTTACCTCAATTGATAACAGGCCTTGTAGATTTAGTGAGCCAACTTTTGCTCCATTTACCGGAGATTATTGCCGGCATTTTGAATGCATTACCGAGTATTATTTCTACTCTTATTTCTGCACTTTTAGGCTGTATTCCTCAGCTCGTTTCTGGCTGCATACAGCTCGTGATGGGACTGGTCACAAATCTTCCCCAAATCATTGCATCGCTTATAAAAGCAGTACCAACGATTATAACTTCTGTCGTGAAGGCTCTGCTTTCAGGTTTAGGTAAGATTGTCGAGGTCGGCAAAAACATCGTAGAGGGTTTGTGGAACGGTATTAAAAACGCAGCCTCTTGGTTGTGGGATAAGGTATCGGGTTGGCTTGGTGACTTATGGGACGGCGTGCTTGGATTCTTTGGCATCGCATCACCTTCTAAAAAGTTCAGGGATGTCGTTGGTAAGAACCTCGTTTTAGGCCTCGCAAAAGGTATCACAGACGAAGGTTCAACTGCTGTGAATGCTGCCGAGGATTTGGCGAAAGACATCTCAAATGTCAATTTCAGTCCGGGCGGTATAGATTACTCAAGTATTGCAGCGGATATCAGCAAAGCCGTACCTAGTGACTTTGAGGCACAGGTAAATGCTTCAGTAATGGGCAACACAAACCTTACCGCAGGTGGCGGATTCGGAAGAACTACAACACCTACATTTAACAACACTTTTTCATTTGGCAATGTAACTATTAACAACGGCGATGATATTGAAAACATCGCACATAGAGTGTCTGACATTATAGTGTCTGACATCATGATTAAGGGGGGTGCTTATGCATAATGAGCAGATATAATTTCAAGTTTGGAGATAATTGGATAAGCGAGCTTGGTGTAATAAGCACCGAAACTCCACCTATTGAGATAGCCGAGCGAGATTGTTCTATGGTCGATATTCCGGGAAGAGACGGTAGTGACTACATAGACAACGGACGATACTTAAATGTTGAGTTCACTCGTGAGGTTTCTCTCATAGGTAGGAAAAACTTTCCTGTAGAAGAAAAAGCAGCTCGCTTTGTAAACAGCTTTGCCTATCTCCACGGATACCATACATTTGAGGATACAGACCATAACGATATGTATACCGAAGCCGTACTTATGAATTTAGCAGAGGTTAATCGTGATATGCGTACCCTTAACACGGCAAAGCTCAAGTTTTCTAGAAAGCCATATTGGTACCTGAAATCAGGTCAAGAAATGGTTTCTTACACACGAGAAGAGGGTTACGCAGGGGTATCGTTATTTAACCCCTTCGGAGCTTCGGCTCTACCTTATTTCAAGTTCAAACTCCTCACCACAGAAGCTATGTCTGGCACAATTGCAGTTCAGGTCACAACTACCCTTGATGGAGTCCGAATCACAAAAGACTTTTCATACACCTTTAATTGGGGTGAAAAATACTGCTACTTTGTAATTGATGTAGAAAACCGAAGAATAACGGTCGAAAACAATCAAGGCCGTGTTCTTAAGTATGTGGATGGTGAGGTTCCTTGTGAGCTTGGCCCCACAAAGTCGATTATAAAGCTGACTAGCAGTAACCCTGTAGAAACAATGAGTATTGCTCCTAGATGGAGGTGCTTATAGTGCTACCAAAACTCTACGATGAACTCTCCACTTCCGACTTCAATTACACCTTTTTAGGCACGCTTAATCGCTGTACTAAATGTGAAGTTAAAGAAGTACGAAACGGAGCATACACGCTGACAATGGAAACAACCGTCAATGACGACTGTGCAGAGATGATTTTGTCACAGCGTTTGATAGGAGTTAAACCCAACCCCACCGATGATATGCAGTTGTTTGAAATTCAAAAAACCACTCGTACCATTGATGGTTTTATTAAGGTTGAAGCAAAACACATCAAAAATCTGTGTTTTCAGATCTGTTCTGAAGGTGACCTAACAACCGAGGGTAATAAAACCGTTGTTAGCTGTACCCCTCTTGAAGCTTGGGAGCTACTCAAAAACGAATATATAACTTCTGACATCCCATTTACTTTCACTTCTGATATAACAACAAAAGCAAACTTCTCTATCGGTTTAGATAGCCCGGAAACTCTCGGTAATATTCTCGGCGGTAAAGAAGGAGCGTTTACTGATTTATGGAACGGTGAGTATCATTGGGATAACCTCAATATTTCTTTTAACCGTGAGCGTGGTAGTATCAGCTCATTTCAAATCCGCTACGGGCAGAATGTGTCTGATGCATCACAGGTTGAGTCTTGTGAATCCACCTACTCGCATGTTTTACCTTACGGTAAAGTTTCAAATGGAAACAAAAAAATCAACTTTTTTGCTC